ACATCAATGTTGGTAATGAAAATATTGGCGGAGCAAACTCAAGCACTAACGGATTGATGATGAGAGGTAATTACAATAGTAATACCTGGGCTCATAAATTCCACAAGTTTGACCACGGCGGTGGAGTACCAATATATCTTTCACAAACACTTGGTACAAATGCTTGGTCACCATTACAAAGATGGGGTACTTTCACAGGTTCGTCAGGTGCTTCGAACGGTGGTTATACTTCTCAAATATTTGGTACGTTAAGAGTTGATACTGCTACCTATTCACCAATTTATTATGACCTAGATAATACTGCTTACTTTGGCAATTTTGCTGGCGAATCCAGAATGGATACTATTAAGCTTGATGGTAACGCTGTTGTATTAAGAGAACCTACAGGAACGTTTGGTTCACTTGCTGTAAGCGGCGGTGCAAGAAGTGGATATTCAGGATTTAGTATTGATGATCGTTCTGTCTTTATGCATGATGGAGCCAACCGAACAGGTGTTTATAACGATGTAAATAATCAATGGTTCTGGTATGCTGACCGTCAGGCCGCAATGAGATTGATGTATAATGGCGGTGAACAAGCAAGAACAGAAAACGGATACTTCCTAGCAAATAATCAATTACGTACTCCAATCTTCTATGATTCAAATAATACAGGCTATTACGTAGATCCTAATAATACATCAAGATTCAATGCAATTCAAGCATTAAGATATTATTTAGATCATAGCACAAACTATTATATGGATGTTGCTTCAGGTGATTATGCCACAATGGAAGTTGGTGGTACCAGAAATGGTTGGGCTGGTTATTCTATTGCTGGTCAATGGAATTTCATGGCAAGTGGAGTTGATGAAGCAGGTATTTACAACGACACCGATAATAAGTGGGTCATAAGAACAGATCGTAATGCAGGTGTTGATTTTTATTATAATGGTAATAAACAAGCTGAAACAGAAAATGGTTATTTCCTCGCAACAAATCAAATGCGAGCACCAATCTATTATGATTCAAACGATACAACATATTACTTAAATCCAGCTGCAGGTAATACAAACCGAGCATTAATGATTAATGGTCGAATTTATAGACAAGGTTGGGATACAGGTTCCAATGGTGATAATAATAAACTATTAGAAGCTCAAGATTATTCACATTGGATTTGGAACACTGCTACTAATTGGGGTATCTTCTGGGCAGGCAATAACAATGCTGCTTATTCATACTTTGGTTCATCTAATCCAAATGAATTAGTATTCGTAGGTTCTGGTAATGTAAGAGCAAGTATTGACCTTGATAATGGTAATGCTCACTTTAATGGTATATTATCTGCAGGCAGTATTGTACTTAATGGCGGTAATGAAAATATTGAACTTGTTAAGACATACGGTTCAGGCGGAGCTGACTTAGTACTATTTGATGGAACAGAATATTTTGATAAGCGTGTCATTAAAGCAATGGCACCTAATGAAAGCCCACTTACAACCACAACATCAGAATATGTTAGAACAACAGATGGTCCTTTCGCAGGTTCTTATGTATTACAAACATCTGCTTATAGAACATTCTATTCTGACTTAATTCCTGTTGCTCCTGGTGAAGAATTATACGGTGAAATTTCTGTTAAGTATATTTCAGGTTCAGGTGGTTTAGTTTATTATGGTATTGAAAGATATGATAGTGAGAAGAGACCAATTGCTGGTAATACAGGTACAACATACTTTGTAGTTGGCGGTGCAAACTATACAGGAACTTCTTGGACAACATACAGAAATCATACAACTATTCCAACATCTCATACTCCATATAATGGGTCTGACGGAGGCGGCTGTTACTATGTAAGAATTCGTATCTTAATGAACTACAACTCAGGTGGTGCTTTAAGACAATTTGCTGGTATTATGTTGAAGAGACGTAATGCTGAATCTAATTTATTAGTTGATGATTTAGAAGTACTTGATGATGTACAAATTGGTGGAGATGTTAATATTGTCGGCGATTTAACTGTTGATGATATTACAGCCGACATTATAGATGCAAGAATATTAAGAGATAGAGATAATACTGGATATTATGTAGATCCTAAAGATGGTAGTAATGTTGCTGGTAACTGGAATTTCAATAATTATAATCTTAATAATATTAATGCAATAACTATTAACGATCCAGGTCCTTCAGAAGGTATTAAATGGAACGGTGGTAACCAATGGCAAATTTACGAATCACCAGATAACCTAAGTACAAATTCAGGTGGTAATTTACAATTTACAGCTGGAGGTGGAAACGGCGTATATCAAATGAGATTGACCAATGCTGGTCGAGCAGATATTCGCGGACAACTTCGTACTCCAATCTTCTATGATTTAAACGATACAAATTGGTATGTAGATCCTAACTCAGGTTCAAGAATTAAACAATTAGATATTCAAGATGGACCTTCACAAGATATTCTTTCTGTTTACAGAACAGGTTCAACACCAGGAAACTATACTGCAGCAAGAACCATTAACCAATACGGTAATCACTCTTGGGGTATTGTTCATGAATTTAGAGTTGGTGATATATCAGCTCAAAGCGTACCTAGTGGTACTGACCGACCTTCTATCTTATTCTCAAGTGGATATAATACAACAACTTGGTCAGTTGGTTTCGGTTATGTAGACGACCAATTCAGAATCAGACAAAATCACGGTCATATAAATCAATCTTGGGGTACTGAAAGATTCAGAATCAATACAAGTGGTGAAGTAATCATCGGAAGTAATGTGTATGGTAATAATGCATATTTCGCCCGTTATTATGACAGTAATAATACTGGGTATTATGTTGACCCAGCAAGTACATCAAATCTAAACGCTGCTACACTTGCTGGTACCTGGGACTTTAATGGTGGTGCAAATGCAATTAATATTACAAGTTCCGATATTCGTTCAGACGGTAATTCAAGTTGGACAGGAAACCCAGGGGCAGGCGTAGGTAAGATTCAGATGCACAGTAACCGTTGGTACATTGTATCTAACGGAAACTCAAACAGAATTGTTCAGTTCAGACAAGATGGTTCTGATAGGTCTTATATTGCGAACGATGGTAGATTACACGGCGTTGGTGGTACTGCTTCTCAGGATTGGAGAGCTCCAATCTTCTACGATACAAATGATACATCATATTATTCAAACCCAGCAAGTGATTCACGATACAATACATTAACACTTCGTGGTAATAGAATCGGATTTATTAATACTGCATTTGATGCAGAGATAAGAGTATCTGATGCTAACCCAGATGGTACAGGTGCAACATTTGTATTCTGGGGAGATCAAGTAGAATATAATGCTGAAGTAGCAACTGAAGTATTCAGAGCAACAAGACATATGCGTGCTCCTGTATATTATGATTTAAATAATGCTTCATACTACGGTGACTTCGGTGGTACTTCTTACATGAACGATGTTAGAGCAAATATTTTCTACGACAGAAATAACACAGCTTACTACTTCGGTTCAAGTTCAGGTGATTCAAGATTTAGAGATACAAGAGTAAATCAACTTAGAGTTGAAAACGCTGCAACAATAGAATCTGTAAATGGTGCTGGTAGAATTTATCTCGGTGGTAATTTACATATTGATGCACAAGGCGGCAACGATATTTATCTTAACTATTATTCAGGTCGAAGAACAAGATCTTACTCACCTGGTCAATATGAATCATTCAGAGTTGACACTAACCGTATCGTATATGCGTTCAGTCAATTCAGAACGCCGATTATGTATGATAACAATGATACTAATTACTATGTAGATCCTAATGGCACAACAAGATTAAATCAACTTACTGTTAATTCTATTGATACATCTGACTTTAACAATGCTCAGTATTGGGCTGGTGATATTGTTATCAATGGTAACGAAAATACTTACTATCCAGTAACATGGTGGGGTGGCAACCAGGATATTGTCACTGAGATCGAAATTTATCGTGGATACGCTGAACAAGCTCCTTGGAACCCAATTGGTACTGGTGTTCACCACGGTGGATTGACTTGCTTACTCAGAACAAACTTCGGTGGCTGGGGCGGATCGACTTACGACATTCAGTTTGATGATTTCCGTGAAACATATACTACGATTGCTGCAGAAGTTGCTCACTTCGGTAACCAAAGAGGATTTGTAATCTGGTTAAGAGGTGGTGGTAGCGGTGGTGCTATCTATCACATCAGAGTAAAAGGACGTAATTACGGACCTACAGTTTCTTATGGTTCATACGACCCAGGTGGTAACGGATCTGGTGTTGCTCCAAGAACTGATACACCACAAACTGTTATTCAAAATCGTAACCATGCAAGAGGTGACGATCTATATGCAAGAAATAGTTATTCTTATGTATATTACGATAGAAATAATACAGGCTATTATTTTGACGGTCATTCAAATTCTAGATGGAATTCATCAGACCAAAACGGATATCATACATTTAATAACTACGGTCTTGGTGTAACTGGTTCTTACGCTTCTACAAGATTACAATTAGTATTCGCAATGGGTTCTTCTTATAGACCTAACTCTGCAGGTACTTCAACAGCAAATATGTATGGTATTGGTTGGTCGCATCCAAACGCAGGCGGACTAGGTGGTGCTAACCAACTAAACGATCACGGTATGTTGATTATCAACAACGGTGGATTTAGAGCTGCTATTTCAAGTAGAGCGGTATTTGCTTCAGATGTTCGAACTCCAATCTATTATGATTGGAATGATACAAACTATTATGTAGATCCTAATGGTACATCTCGTTTAAATTCATTACTTACTAACAGGATTTATCCTTGCTATAATGATAACACTGGAATTTATATAGATTACCCAACTGGTAACTATGGTTCTATTCAGGTTAACGGTGGCGGTAAAGGCGGCTGGGAAGGTTATTCAATTAACGGTCGTTATGTATTCATGTCAGCCAACAATGATGAATGTGGTATCTATAACGACATTGATAATGAATGGATGACAATTTGGCGTCGTAACGGTAGAACTGAATTATTCTATAACGGTACTTGGGAAGAATATGCTCAGCCCGGATATATGCAAGCTCGTGGTTCTTACCGCGCTCCAATCTTCTATGATTCAAATGATACTGGATATTATTACGATCCTAACAGTACAAGTAATGCGGCAGGAAGACAAAGAGGTGGTACATTATATGGACCTAACCCATCTTGGGGTCAATACCTCGCAGTTGGTACAAACGGACATTGGACTGGTTCTTATGCTTCTGTCGCAGTAACTAACGGTAACTTACACATTGACGCAAGGTCAGGATACGGTACATATATTAACTGGTATGTAGGTGGTACTACTTGGATTAACGGTACACTACAAGTTAACTTTATTTACGATAGAGATAATAATTCATATTATTGGGATGGTGCTGGTGTATCTTCTATGAATGATATACGAGCAAATATTCTATATGATCGTAATGATACTGCTTATTACTTCGGTTCAGGTTCAGGTGATGTAAGAGGTAATAATATACGTGCTTGGGAATTCTATGCTGATAACTGGTTCCGAAACTACAACTCAGGTGAAGGATTATATAACCAATCAACAGCAATGCATTGGTACTCTGACAGTTCTTCAAGATGGAGATTGTATTCTACATCAAGTACTTCACAAATCTTATTTACAACTTCAGGTAATAACTCTCGTGGTTATGTATATGCTGATAACAGTAATAATATCGGTTTCCTCAATGCAGGCGGCGGTTGGGCATTAAGAACAAATTACGGTACGACTGAAATTTACGGTAATGGATATGCTTCCGATTTCAGAGCTTATATATTCTACGATAGAAATAATACAGGTTATTTCTGTGATCCTAATGGAAGAAGTAGATTATCAAGTATAGATTACGGTAATGGTTCTTATTACTTCAGAGGTGGTGACTGGGGATGGAGACATCAAACTCCATACGGTTGGATTCAGTTTGGTCCTGCTAACGGTGGACACGCTCATGTCTATACTGATAGGTCTAACTTCTATTTCAATGTAAACGAAATGTATATGAATGGAAGATCCATTCTGAAAGAGAACTATTGGAACGGAAGCAAATACTTCGGAAGTGATGGTGCTATTTACGGTACAATCTTCTATGATTCAAATAACAGCGGTTATTATGTAGATCCTTCGTCAACTTCAAACATGAATGTTATTAGTAACGAAGGTCAATACGCCCGTTGGTGGGAACCAAAAGGTGTTGGTGGTAACTCTGGTAACGGAGCCCATGCTTATAGAATATTCCAAGAAGGTGGTGGTTGGGGTTATCCATATCCTGATTTAAGAATTGCGTTCCACACTGGTATTAAGTTAGGTGCTAATGCCTCTTACGAAGGTACTCGTATTTATGATGATTATCCAATGGGTACTATTAGATGGCAGTTCAACGGTGGATCTGGTTATAGTTATCAATATACTTGGAACAACTTAACTGGATATCACGGTATTTACTCTGGTATTAACGGCGCTCACTTCTATCCAAATAACGCTTCTTACGGTTCTTGGAGAGTTCAAGGTTCTCGTAACGGTTGGGGTGGTATGCAGTTTGATGGTAACATCTGTTTGATGATGAATCAAACTGTACACGGTTTTTACAGTACATATTATGGATGGCGTCTATATCTAGATGGTTCAGTATATACACCAGGTAACGTTGTTGCTTACTGGTCAGATAGAAGATTGAAAGAAAATATTCAAGAACTTCCAAGAGGTGAAGGTCTTGATACAATCATGAAACTGAAACCAAGTCGATTTAATTGGAAGAAAGAAGCTGAACAAGTAACTGCCGGTGTTATCGAGGGTGGATTGGAAGAAGTTTCTGTTATCGCTCAAGATACACAAGAAGTACTTCCTAATGCGGTTGTTATAAATAAATCTGGTAACGGCGGTAAAGAAAAGGTCATCATTGATGGCGAAGAAGTCAAAGACTACCTAACAGTAAACTATGATAAAATCACTCCATTTTTAATTCAGGCTATTAAAGATCTTAAATCTGAAGTAGATGAATTGAGAGAGGAACTTAAAATTGAAAGAGAAAGGAATAAATAATGGCACTAATAAAAAGTTATGAATTAAAGAACGGATTGGATTGTCCTAATGCTTATCATGTTATACATAACGTAGTAACAACTAAGCGGACTGTTGATACTGAAGATCCTGGAGGAGTAAGACCTGATAATGCGCCAGATCACGTATGGAGAGCTGGTTATTATGGTCGAGCTTCTGTTGTTGTATATGCAAGTAAAGAAGCAAGAGAAGCTGGTAAAGCTCCTATTGCGGCATATGCACAGTATCCTACGGAAGTTCCTACTGCAGACAATTCTATGGAAATTAATATTATGCAAGATCAAGAGCAAAATATGAATTTCACTATAGATATGGCATCGGAAAAAACTGTTGTAGAACAAGGTTACGATCATTTAATGACACTGCCAACTTGGGCAGATGCTATTAACGATTAATACATTGTACTATTGAATTTAATATATAAATAAAACTATAACTTAATGTTATTAATTAACGGAGAAAAATAGAAATGGCACTTAGCACAGATTATACATGGACATGGGAAGTTACTGGTCTTAAAAAGAAAGATCAAGTTAACTCTGAAGGTGCAACCTTACAAGGAGCTGTTGTTCAAACATATTGGAAAGTAACTGGTACTGACGGAAGCGGTAATACAGGTGAGTTCTCAGGAGCAACCCCGTTCAGCGCTGAAAACGTACCGGCCGGTTCTTTTGTTGATTTTTCTGATTTAACAGAAGAAACAGTACTTGGTTGGATTAAGGCTGTTGTAAATGGCGATCAAGGATATGCAGATCATATCTCTGGTAGAGTTAAACTTCAAATTGATGAAGCTGGTATTGAAGATGCAGATATGCCTTGGGCACCTGCTTCAGATACACCTGATCCATCAGTTGAAGCTGCAGCACCTGAAGAAGGCGAAAGCGACCCAGAACCAGCAGCAATTTAATTCTGGAGTAATAAATGAATTACTCATGGTCAATAGTTAAGCTATCTACAAGAGACGTAACGAACGCTGAAGGCGTATCGTTGGCGGATGCTGTTGTTGAAATTAAATGGCGAAGGATTGGAGTTGATGCTGACGGCAACACGTCAAAAGTTGTTGGGCATACAGATGTGTATGCCGATGATGTAGCTCAAGCTGACTTTACTCCTTTTGCTGATTTAACTGAAGCACAAGTTATTGGTTGGTTAGAATCTAATATATCTGCTGACCAAATTGCTAAATACGATTCAAAGATAGCAAAGAATATTAATTCCAGAGGCAAAGTCGAAAAAAGCGTTCCTTGGTCTTAATAAATAGTTGACAAACATACGAAAGTATGTTATAATATAATATAAAACTGATTTATATAATGGAGTTCACATGCATGATTTACGTCTTCACGGATTAGTGCACTACGCATTGAAACGTGGCGGAAGTATTCACCCAATTACCCTTCCAAAAGAATTAACCGGCGAAACAGGAATTATGAATCCTTCTATTTTTGTACATAATGGAAGGATTCTTTTAAATGTTCGTCATGTTAATTATACGCTTTACCATTCAGAAGGTAAACGCTTTCCTCATACCTGGGGTCCTTTACAATACTTACATCCAGAAAACGACATTAGTTTAACGACATATAATATTATGTGTGAGTTAGATAGTGAATTAAATGTTTTAAATTCAGGTCGTATTAATACATCAGAATTTGATACAGATCCAACTTGGAACTTTATTGGTCTTGAAGATGGTCGTTTATTCAGTTGGGATAACCGCCTATTCCTTTGTGGTGTTCGTAGAGATTGTTACGACGATAAAGGAAAGGGTCGAATGGAAATGCAAGAAATAGATTTTGTTGATGGAGAATGGAAAGAAATTTCTCGTAACCCAATTCCTGCTCCAGGAGATGATTCAACTTATTGTGAAAAGAATTGGATGCCTATTATAGATGAACCTTGGCATTTTGTAAAGTGGTGTAATCCTACAGAAGTTGTAAAATACGATATTGAAAATAGAACAACTGAAACTGTTCACCATGATCAAACATCTTTTGTTCAAATGCCAAGAGATTTACGAGGAGGTACTCAGGTATATCCAATTGGTGAAGGAAGAAGATTAACATTTACTCACGAGGTTGATTTAACAAGAGATGTATTCCATCGTAAAGATGGACATTACAATCATCGTATTATTGTATGGGATAAAGATTGGAATGTTATTCATAAAACTCGCGACTTCCATTTTATGGGTACACAGATTGACCCAACCACAGGATATGAATATAATATTGAGTTTGCCACAGGTATGACTTTTTTAAATGGAAATATGATAGTATCGTTTGGTTATCAAGACAACGGAACCTTTTTATTAAAAATGCCTGAAGAGGTATTCTTCGATTTTGTGGCAAGAGGATAAATTATGTTACAGCAATTATTAGAAGATCATATATTAGATGGAAAGAATCCTCAAAAATGTTATGACTTGGCAAAAGAATATGATAAGTTAGAACAAGGAGCAATGGCAGTTTCTTTATATTTGAAAGCTGCTGATTTATCTTCTTCAGAATTTAATGATGATAAAGAATTACAATATAAATGTATGATAGGTATTGGTCGTTGTTATGATAGACAACGAGATCGAGGCTTTACGGTAGAAGGAGCATTTCTTGATGCGGCTGCATTAATTCCAGATAGACCTGAAGCACATTATCATTTATGTAAACATTACGAAAGTAAATCATTATGGAAACATTGTCTATTCCATGCAGAAAATGCTTTAAATACTGAACTTCCTGACACACTCGAAGAAAATTGTGAATTAGGATTTCCTGGTTATGAATACTTATTATATTATCAAGCATTAGCAACATGGTATATTTCAGGTCAGCAAAACGGTAAACAACTATTCTTTAGTTTAAAATATAGACATAAACTAAAACCAGGCTTAAAAGAAAAAGTTGATAGAATTATGAATAGTATTTGGTATCCTGATGTTATACCTTTTATTGCAGATGATGCCGATAGATTTAAATTTAACTTTAATGGTCTATATAATATTCATAAGAATCATTCAAAACATTTTCAAGATATGTTTGTTTTATCTGTTCTTAATGGTAAACAAAACGGTACATATTTAGAGATTGGTTCAGGAGATCCATTTGTTCATAACAATACTGCATTGCTTGAAAGCAATTTTAATTGGAAAGGTATCTCCATTGATAATTCAGAAGCTTTATGTTATAAGTTCAAAGAAAACAGAAATAATACTGTTATTTGTTCTGATGCAACAGTCATTCCTTTTGAAAATATGTTAAATGCCCATTCTATGGAACCTGTTATTGATTACTTACAAATTGATTGTGATGATGCGTCAATTGATATCTTAAAAAATATACCGTTTAATAGGTTTAAGTTTAGAATCATTACTTTTGAACACGATTTTTATAGATTAGGAAATGAAAGAAGAGACAGTGCAAGAAATATATTAAAGAAACATGGATATGTATTAGCAGTACCAAATGTTTCTTTTTGTCCAGGACATCCATACGAAGATTGGTATATTCATTCTGAACTTGTTGATTTACCAAAAGAAATGAAAACAAATAAAGATTCTAATTTTGTGTGGGATTATTTCATGGAGGAATTGTAATGATTACCATAGTAGCTACTGGAGGATTTGATCCAATTCATTCAGGACATATTAAATATCTCGAAGAAGCTGCTGCTTGTGGTATGAGATTAATTGTCGGAGTAAATTCAGACTCTTGGTTAAAACAAAAGAAAGGTAGATACTTTATGCCTTGGGAAGAACGAGCCGCAATTGTAGGAGCGTTAGGATTTGTTGATGAAGTAATGGCTTTTGACGATTCAGATGGAAGTGCGATAGATTGCTTAGAACAAGTTAAAGCACTATACCCCAATGATACTATTGTATTCGTAAATGGTGGTGATAGAACATCAGATAACATCCCTGAGATGACCGTAGAAGGTATTGAGTTTGAATTTGGTATAGGTGGAGAAAATAAAAAGAATTCTTCAAGCTGGATATTAAAAGAATGGTCGCAACCTACGGTTAAACGAACATGGGGAACATATACAGTTTTACATTCAAACGGCAATTGGCAAGTAAAAGAATTATCCTTTGATCCAGGCAAATCTTTAAGTGACCAAAGACATCAACATAGATCAGAACATTGGCATATTGTAGAAGGATCTATTAAAATGGTTCTACAAAAAGAAAATCATATACACCATGACGTATATGTAGCAGGACAAAGTATTGATATCCCAAAAGGTGTTTGGCATAAAGCAACAAATGTGGGAACAGAACCTGCGAAGGTAATTGAAGTATGGCTTGGCAATATTTTATCAGAAGATGACATTGAGCGCCGTGACTAATGTATAAATAAAACTATAAATTAAATTAACTGCTAATAGTCGAGAGGACGAAGATGGCAATCAAAGTATCCAGTTTTACAGTAATTAATGACAGCCGTGCTTTAGAAAATATAGAAGAGTGTGCAGGCACTTTTGATAATTGGCATCCTATTGTTAGCACAATTACTACAGACATAGATTTCACAAAAACTTATCAAACACTGGCAATGACCAGTAACGTTACTTTTACTACTTCTAATAGAGGTGTAGGAAAACAAGTAACTTTGCTTCTTGATACTAGTACTACTCCTTATGCACCTTCTTGGCCTTCAGAAGTTAAATTTCCAACAGCAATTACATGGTCCTCAAATAGATTTTGGACAGTTACTTTAACTTGTTGGGATGCTTCTACTGTTAGAGCAACAGCACTTCCTTATGATGCGGCTGGTACACCATCTGCAACTATGGACAGCTCATTTAGTATATTAGGTATTAATTTTAGTGAATCCGAAACATCACAAGTTGGCTGGCCCGAAGCATGGGCTTATGTTAGATTTGAAAGAGATGATGCAAATAATAGAATTATTGTAGTATTTGATTCTGGCACATCGGCAGCGCCAAGTACTCCAACCACAACTTATATAAACTATACTGGATTAACAGGTATTAGTTCGGTCCAGGCACAATACAATGTTTCATCTCAAGCTTGTAGTGGAACTTGTACTCCTTCTAATTACGCGTATGGTCCAACTCCAGTTTCAAATGGTTATAACTCTGGAACATATTATAATATAAGCACTACACCAGGAACAACTAGATTTGGGTGGATGGCACAAAGAGATCCAAATCAAAGCTCTGGGACAACAAATACTACAACCAACTTTGCTTCGGCGAATCCAGATTTTAGAGTTAAAGTTGTATGTAATGAAGGAACTTTTTATTCAACTGCAGAAGTACCAAATTCTGGTGGAATATTAAATGCAACTTATGGACAACAAGCTGGGCTTTAAGGAATAAGATATGGCAATTAAAGTAGGCGGAACAGAAGTAATAAACAATCTTAGAGAGATTGCTAATATCACTGGTGCTGAAGGGCAATATAATAATTTTCATCCATTGTCATTTACAACTCCAGGCGGTGGAGTAGGTACTATAGATTTTGATAAAACTTTTAATAAGTGTACATTAACTGCAGCGACAACATTCGCAAATGCAAATATGACAAACCGAGCGGCTGGAAAAACTCATATGCTTGTTTTAGATATTAGTTCTACAGGATATACACCAACTTTTGATACAGATGTTAAATGGGCAAATGATACAACACCATCATTTACTGGAGCAAGATATTGGCAAATTGTTTTTACTTGTTGGGATTCAAGTACTATAAGAGCAGTGGCAACAAGCTGGGGATCGTAAGATGGCAAAAACTGGAAAAGACATTACAATAAAAGTTGTTCATACAGATTCAAGTAATAATCAAGTGGAATCGTATCATATAATTCCTGAACATGATGATAAAGATGAACAGAATGAACAAATTAAAAAACTGTTTTATAGATTAGCTGGAAAGCTTGACGTAGGTGTAGAATAATGGCAATTAAAATATCAGGAACAGAAGTTATAAATGATTCTTTGAAATTAAAAAGCATTACCGATGCTACAGGTTTTTTTACTGGGTTTCATGCGGTTCCAGTGGCAATAACTGATAATGTTAATTTTACTACACCGATGCATACATGTACTTTAACTGCAGCAACAACATTTACAGAATCTGGTATGGCTGCAGGAAGATCAGCAATTGTCTTATTAGATACATCTACAAATTATTATACACCAACTTTTCCTTCTTCTTGGAATTGGCCTGATAATACAGAACCTACATGGGGTGATTATCAGCATTGGCAAGTTTATGCAACTTGTGTTTCTGCAACTGAAATAAGAGCAAATGCTGTTGGGTTTACGGCAACAGGTGGTGGAGCTCCAACAGAAACAGTTTCATTGAGCGGTACTACAAGTAGTCCAGAAACTTTCTTTGATAGAGCAACAAGTAATAACAATGATATGATAATGGGCTGGGAATTTGATGCTAACGGTAATATTTACAAATATGAAAGCATTTATAATGTAGGTGGTGCTGGAAGATACTTACATTCATCGGTTCAATGGAACAATATTACACCAAGCACAACATATTATATTCGAGCATCTTCTTATTCTGGCTTTACTCCATCTACTTCACCTTCATCTGATTCTGCCGCTTTAAATACATGGCATGCATTATCATCAACAAGAAAATGGTGGTTTAGAGATTCAAGAGATCTTCTTACCTATGGGGCCGCGGAAGGAACAATAAAAATAGAAATTGCATCTGATTCTGGTGGCTCAAATATTCTTGATACCGGATACTATCAATGTACATGGACAGGGTTAGCATAATGGCAACACATACTTATAACACAATGTCAGGATTATCAGTAACCGGAGGTACTGGCGGAGTTTCAGGTAATTCTATTCCAACAGGCGGAGGAATAGAATATGTTCGTTATTCCGATGATGGAGTTGGACTCGATGCTTTGGCAACTGCTTTTTCTTTATCTAACTCTGCATCTACAGCTGCATATATAGAACTTAAAATGAGAAGAGGCAGTTTGGGATTTGAAATTGAAGCCAGGGACGATAGCTCTTTTGCGAGTGGAGATTTTACAACTAAATCAGTACTTAGGTATGAGGTAGGTGGTACCTCTTCTACTTTAACAACTGCTGCATTTGATAATGCACAAGATGTATTTACGCTTAATGGTTTTACACCATCCGCTATTAAGATGAAATATACATTGACTAATAACGTAGTGGTTGGAAGTTCTAGCTCATATTCAACATATTCAAATAGTTATGTAAATGATACTTGGTTAACAACAAGTAGCGTCGGTGATAATATTCAACTCTTTTTGGGTGCGAGTGCGTCCGCAGCACCGGTAGCAAACAATATTAGAGATTGTACATGGATTGTTGAATTTTGGGGACGTGTATCTGGATATGATGATACTAAAATATGGGAAATAAGAGTTGACTGTAGGGCTGATGCTGAGGCTGAACCATAAGCCGAATAAATATTAATAATTAATGGAAATCAATTAAAATGGCACAACCAACAACAAGAGAAGAATTCAAAGCATGGGTACTCCGTAAGCTAGGTGCACCTGTCATTGATATTAATGTGTCCGATGAACAGGTAGATGATCGTCTTGATGAAGCGATTGATTTTTGGAGAGATTATCATTATAACGGTAGTCAATTAATTTATTTAAAACACCAACTTACTGCAGATGATGTAGCAAATGGTTATATTGATTTGCCTACAACAATCCTTGGTATTTCAGGCATCTTTGATATGCAGTCAAGTATTTCAACAGGTTCAGGTATTTTTAATGTTCAGTATCAATTCGTTTTAAATAATCTTGAAGATATCACAGGTTATAATATTACAAATTATTATATGTCAATGAGTCATTTAGAATTCTTACAAGAAATGCTTGTAGGTAAACCAATGGTTCGTTATAATAAACACGTTAATAGATTGCATCTTGACATGGATAAAGGTGTATTAACTGAAGGAGAGTATCTCATTATTGAAGCATACGATGTAATTGATCCTGCTTCGTATTCAGATGTGTGGTCAGATCGTTGGTTACAAAATTACGCAACTGCATTAGTTAAAGAGCAGTGGGGTTCAAACTTAACTAAGTTTACAGGTATGCAACTTGTAGGCGGTGTATCATTCAATGGAGAACAAATACTTTCCGATGCGAGAGAAGAGAGAAGATTAATGGAAGAAAACGCAATATCCGAATTACAACCTCTCTCTTATAACTATATTGGATAAGTAATGGCAACTAATGTATTTTTCAACAACTATCAGAGATTTTCTGAACAAGAACTGATTGACGATTTAGTAATTGAATCTATCAAGCAGTATGGTGTTGATGTCATTTACATTAGTAGAGCAATTAAAGGTCGTGATGTAATCTTTAATGAAGACGATTTTCCAGAATATAATGAAACTTTTGAATTTGAAGTTTATGTTAAAAATAACGAAGGATTTGAAGGTGAAGGTGATTTCTTATCTAAGTTCGGTTTACAAATCAGAGATCAATTAACACTTACCGTTGCGAATAGAACATTTGAAAGATATGTAACTCGAGAGGTTGTTGAACTTATTCGTCCAAGAGAAGGCGATTTAATTTACTTCCCATTAAACGAAAAGATTTTTGAAATTAAATACGTTGAACATGAAAGCGTATTTTATCAAATGGGTAAAACTCAAGTATTTGATATGACATGTGAATTGATTGAATACAGCAACCAAAGATTCAATACAGGCCGAACAGAAATTGATAATTACTTTGCAGATTACAATACAGATGTATACGTTTCTAATACAGTTACACTAAATGCACTTGCACAAACTGATGATCTATCAAATAACCTAAACTTTGAAATTGAAGCAGATGGTATTATTGATTTCTCAGAAGTAGATCCGTTTAGTGAAAACATACAAATAAGTGACTCATAATGGCAATAGCAAACTATTTTTACAATTCTACGATTCGCAAATATGTTGCCTTATTTGGTACATATTTTAATCAATTAGAAGTTAGAAGAACAAGCACTGATGGTACACTTAATCAGAGACAAATAGTACCTATTTCTTATGGACCATATCAAAAGATTTTAGCTCGTCTTGACCAAGATCCTGCATTATTAGGTGGAGCTTCCACTGATGCATCTGGTAATCCTTCGGCAGGACAACCATACGCAATGACATTACCTCGTATGGCTTTTGAACTTACATCGTTTACATATGACACTGAAAGAAAAGTTGCTCCTACAAGAAAATTAAGAAAGACTGCAGTTGATGAAGCAAGCGGATATCGCAAATTTCTGTATGCAGGAACTCCATATAACATGGGATTCAGTTTATACATTATGGCAAAATATAATGAAGATGCCGTTAAAATATTAGAACAAATATTACCGTTCTTTAATCCAGAACATACAAGCACTGTAAGATTAATTGACGGATTGGAACCACTTGATATTCCATTAATTTTATCTGGAGTAACAAGTGAAGATGTTTATGAAGAAGCATTCACAACAAGAAGAAGTATAATATATACATTAAACTTTACAATGAAAGGTTGGTTCTTTGGACCTGAAAGAGATAAGAATATTATCAGATTTATTGATGTTCGTTATGCTGATGATATACTTGCGAATACAGAGTTTGTTGAATATCAAACTATGCAACCAGGTATGACAGCAAACGGTACACCAACAACCGATCCTGAACTAACCGTTGATTTTAGTTTAATTGAATTTGATGACGACTGGGACTTTATCGAGCAAGTATCCGATACTGAACCTAGTTAAGAGGAAATAAATTATGAAAATTGGATTTACTTGTAGCAGTTTTGACCTGCTTCATGCTGGCCATGTTCAAATGCTAAGAGAAGCAAAAGAACAATGTGATTATTTAATTGTAGGATTACAAATGGATCCTTCACAGGATCGTCCTAATATAAAGAACCCACCTATTCAAACTATTGTAGAAAGATATAGTCAACTTAAGGCAGTAAGATATGTTGACGAAATTATTCCTTATTGTACTGAAAGAGATCTTGAAGATATTTTAGAACTATATACAATTCATGTTCGTATATTAGGAGAAGAATATCGTGATAAAGATTTCACAGGAAAAGATATCTGTCGTAAGCGAGATATTGATTTACACTTTAATAAAAGAGATCACAGATTCAGTAGCAGCCTATTACGAAAATCATGCGCAATAAATAATAAGGAATACAAAGCAAAGGATGGTGAATATGACTGATGATAAAATTGCGCAAGCTTTAAATATGAGACCTTTGGAAGATGCCAAAGAAGATTTAAGGGCTGAATTTGAAGCAACTCTTAAAGAAGATCCTTTGGTGCAGGAAAGTGTAGATAATTTAAAGAATTTACCGCAAGAAAGTGTAGTACATCCTATTGCGGCTATTACAAAAGAAGCTGAAGAAAATTTAAAAGACATTGAATTAGCAAAACAAAATATTGAGAATATTATTAATCTTGGTGATGATGCAGTTAAAGAAATGACAGCAATTGCGAAACAATCAGAATCTCCTCGAGCATTTGAAGTTGTATCCACACTAATGAAAACATTGCTTGATGCAAACAAAGATTATGTTGAAATGTCTACAAAGAAAAGATTTGCTAAAGAAGAATCTGGACCATCCACTCAAGTTACGAATAATAACTTAATTGTATCAACCGCCGATTTATTAAAAATGATTAAAGGCGATAACAACGAATGATAGATCGCGGGTACTTAGGTAATTCATACCTCAAAAAAGTTGGAGAACAAATCGAATTTACTCCAGAGATGTTGAAGGAGTATATGAAATGCGCTGAAGATCCTATTTACTTCGCTGAAAACTATATTAAAATTGTACATGTTGATAAAGGCTTAATTCCTATTCAGATGTATGATTATCAAAAAGAAATTACAGAAAAGATTACAAAGAATAGAAGAGTTGCCGTACTTACATCAAGACAGGCAGGTAAAACTACAACAGCAGTAGCGGTTATATTACACTACATCTTATTTAATGAATTTAAGACCGTTGCCATATTGGCAAACAAAGGTGATGCGGCTAGAGAAGTATTAGGGAGAGTTCAGCTTGCCTATGAGGCATTACCTAAATGGATGCAGCAAGGTATTGAAGAATGGAATAAAGGTAATATAACATTGGAAAATGGTTGTAAGATATACGCAGGAACTACAACATCTTCGGCAATTAGAGGTAAATCTATTTCTTTTCTATATCTTGATGAGGTTGCGTTTATTGAAGGATTTGATGAATTCTTTGCTTCAGTATATCCAACAATTTCATCAGGTCAAAGTACAAAGTTATTAATGACTTCAACACCAAATGGATTGAACCATTTTTGGAAAACTTGTAAAGGTGCCAAAGAAGGTACTAACGGTTATGAGTTTGTTGAAGTTATGTGGTATGATGTTCCAGGTAGAGACGAACAATGGAAAGATGAAACTCTTGAAGCATTAGATTTTGATAACGAAAAATTTAATCAAGAGTACTGTTGTCAATTCTTGGGTAGTTCAGGTACTCTTATTAGTGGTGCCAAATTAAAAGAACTAGCACCATCCAAACCAATTACTGAAAGTGAAGGTATTACACAATACGAAAAAGCAATACCTAATCATTCATATGTTATGACAGTTGATGTGTCAAGAGGTAAAGGCCTTGATTATTCAACATTTACTATGATTGATGTAACTGAAATGCCATACAAACAAGTATGTTGCTTTCAGGACAATACTATAAGTCCAGTTGACTTTGCCTCTGTTATATATAGAATAGGGCTGATGTATAATGAGAGTGCCATATTAATAGAAATCAATGACATCGGTGAGCAGGTTTCTGATGTACTCTTAATGGACTACGGCTATGAAAATCTTCTTTTCACTGAAAATGCCGGCCGATCCGGTAAACAAGTTTCAGGTGGTTTTGGAGGGAAGAGAGCAGATCATGGAATAAGAACAACCCGACAAGTAAAATCAAAAGGTTGTTCTATATTGAAATTATTAATTGAACAAAATCAGTTAATAATACAAGATTATAATACAATACAGGAGTTATCACGTTTTAGTAAAAAAGGTAATTCTTACGAAGCTGAATCTGGAGCTAACGATGATCTCGTTATGAATCTAGTATTATTTGCTTGGTTATCTGACCAACGATTCTTTAGAGAATTAACAGATATCAATACATTAGCAGCATTGAAAGAAAAAACTGAACAACAGCTTGATGAAGAATTACTACCTTTCGGATTTATTGATACAGGGGATCCATTACCAGATGAACAAGGATGGATTGAGTACAGACCTGAAAGAACTTTTGAAGTGTAGTTTAAATTATTATAAATAAAACTGTGATAACTATAAATTAGTAAATAGGTTTAAAATAGATAATATTTAAAGGAGAATAATATGGCTTTTTCCGTAAGTCCTTCCGTAATTGTTCGAGAGGTGGACGCATCAGCATCGGTTCCTGCCATCGCAACACCACCTGCAGCAGTAGCTGGTGTATTTAGATGGGGCCCGGTAGGTGAAGCAATACTTGTTTCTTCAGAGAATGAATTAGTTCAAAGATTTGGTGAACCCAATGATAATAACTATGAGACGTTCTTTGTAGCAGCTGATTATCTTTCATATGCAAATGCATTATGGGTTGCTCGTGCAGATAATGGAGCAGTTACTGCTTCTGCTTCTGATACTTCAAGCTCAAATACTCAACTTCATGTATATGGTGCATTTGATGCATTATATCCTGGAGAGTTAGGTAACTCATTACAGGTTGCGTATGTTAAAGATACAAACTTTGAAGCTGATCTTATTGAAGTAAGTAATATTACTTCATCAAGAATCACAGGTAATACTTCCATTAACCAAACAATTGCTTTTAATGCTACTTCAGTTGAATTTGAAGTTGCACCAGCATATAGAATTGATACTACAACAATTGATGCAGGTGATATATTTGTCATCGGTAACGATTCAGTAGGTTATCAATCAATACCAGTTTCTTCAATTGTTGAAGAATGGAGAGATTCTGCAGGCGATGAAACTGCTAACACCAGTTTAGTTACATCATATGGATATACTATTACTTTAGGTCAACCATACAGATTAGCAGAGACAGAATTAAATAAATTAAGTATTACAAAGAAATGGGCATTCTCAGGATTATTTGGAAAAGCTCCAGCAACAGGCAATTTCCATATTGCTGTTATTGATGAAGATGGTTCAATATCCGGAACACCAGATACTGTATTAGAAATTTATTCTGATGTTTCTACATCACAAAGTGCAAAACTATCAAACGGTAAAACAAATTACTATAAAGAAGTAATTGCTCAAGAATCTTCTTGGGTTACTGTTGCTAATACTGCTCACTTCGAAGCTCAAACTTCTGAATATGAATCATTAGCATTAGGTACAGATGGTAGAACAGAAACTGCAGCAACATTAGCCGACCTTGCCGGTGCCTACGATTTATTCAAATCTTCAAATGAGATTGATGTATCTTTCGTATTACAAGGTAAAGGTGACGATAGTGGTAATCTTGCTACATACCTTATTTCAAATATTGCTGATTACAGAAAAGATGCAGTTGCGTTTATTTCGCCTGCTAAATCAGATGTTGTTGATGAAAGCAAATCTGAAGCTAAATTAGCAAATATTATTGCATATAAGAATAGCTTACCAAGTTCTTCTTACTATGTAATGGATTCAGGTTATAAGTATAGATATGACAGATATAATGATGTATACAGATATACCCCACTTAACGGTGATATCGCAGGTCTTGCTTCAAGAGTTGAACCTTTTGAATCTCCTGCCGGTTTCCGTAAAGGTGTAATCAAGAATGTTGTTAAACTTGCCTTTAATCCTAATAAGGCTCAAAGAGATCAACTATACAGTGCAAATGTTAACCCAGTCATGGCACAAACAGGACGAGGAATTGTTTTATTTGGTGATAAGACAGGATTAGGTGCTAATAGCGCATTTGATAGTATCAACGTTAGAAGATTGTTTATTGCGGTAGAAAAGGCAATTGCCAATGCTGCAGAATCATTCTTATTTGAATTGAACGACGAGTTTACTCAAGCTCAATTTAAAGGAATTGTTGAACCATTCTTAAGAGACATTCAAGGTAAAAGAGGTATTGTTGATTTCAGAGTGGTATCTGATACAACAGTAAATACACCGTCTATTATTGACCAAGGTAAGTTCAGAGCTAATATCTTTATTAAGCCTGCACGTTCAATTAATGTAATTGAATTAACCTTCGTGGCAACAAGAAGCGGCGTTGAGTTTGATGAAATTGTTGGGTCATTAGCCTAATAAATAATTTTTAATAAAGGAGAAAAAGAATGGCATTTAATATTAATGAGTTCAAATCCCAGTTAACTGGCGGTGGCGCTCGTGCTAACCTTTTCCAAGTTCAGATTCTCAACCCTGTTGACCCAGTTGCTGATTTTAAAGTTCCATTTATGGTAAAAGCAGCAAACATACCGTCATCAGATGTATCCTCTTTTAAGGTTTCTTATTTTGGAAGAGAGATTGCATATTCTGGTTCTAGAAAATTCTCGACTTGGCAGGTAACTGTAATTAACGATGAAGATTATCAAATTCGTAACGCATTTGAAGCTTGGATGAATGCAATTAATTCGCATCAAACTAACATCTCGGGTTTACCTCAAGATTATAAATCTGATGCATTAATTACACATTATAGTAGAAATGGAGATCCATTGAGATCATACAAATTTGAGGGATTATTCCCAACATCAGTTAGCACAATGGCAATGACATGGGATGGAGCTGACGCAATTCAGGAATTCACAGTTGACTTCGACTACGACATGTGGACAGTTGAAGGAAATACTGGTATTCCTACTACATAATTAAATAGGTGATATTTTGAAAATTTTTGGCTTTGATATAAAGAGGGCAGAAGAGGAGACTACACTTCCAGTCTCCTTTGCTGAACCTTCTAATGATGATGGAGCGATTACCGTTGGTAATGCTCTTGGTGGTTTTTATAATACGATACTTGATATGGAAGGTTCCGCTAAAACGGAATCTGAATTAATTACAAGATATCGTCATATGGCAATGCAGCCTGAAGTTTCTCAGGCTATTGATGACATTGTTAATGAAGCAATTAGTGTTGATACTAATGATAGAGTTGTTGAAATCTCTTTAGGAGAAACAGATCTACCAGATAAAGTAAAGAAAAGTATTATTAATGAATTTGATAACGTTCTTGCATTATTTGACTTTACTAATAATTCATATGATATGTTTCAGAAATTTTATGTTGATGGAAGATTAAATTATCATATTATTATTGATCCTGAAGATGTTAAGAAAGGTGTATTAGAATTACGTTATGTTGATCCTCGAAAACTAAAATTAATTCGAGAAGTTGATAAGAAACAAAAGGACAAGCATTCAGGAATACCTGTTAAGAAAGTTAAAAACGAGTATTACATGTATTCTGAAACAGGGTTCCAAAATACAAGTACAGGTGGAGTAAGTTCTCCAGCAAGTAGTACTTCAGGAATCAAGATTGCTAAAGATAGTATAGCTCGAGTAACATCGGGCTTAATGAATGAGAATAATAGTTTAGTATTATCTCATTTACATCCAGCAGGAAAAGCTTTAAATCAGCTTAGAATGTTGGAAGATGCTGTTGTTATTTACACGTTAACAAGAGCACCTGAAAGAAGAATTTTTTATATTGACGTGGGCAATCTGCCTAAGAACAAGGCAGAACAATATCTTAGAGATATGATGGCACGTCATAAAAACAAGTTACAGTATAATTCGTCAACCGGTGAAATTACCGATTCTCGAAAGATGCTAACAATGACCGAGGACTTTTGGTTCCCTCGTCGTGGTGGAGAAAGATCAACTGAAGTTGATACCCTCGCAGGAGGTAATGCACCAGGATTGAGTGGTAACGAAAACTTAGAGTATTTTCAACGTAAATTATACAAGGCGTTGAAGGTACCTTTAAGCCGTTTAGAACCAGAAGCTATGGCAACCTTTGGTAGAACATCTGAGATTACTCGTGATGAACTAAAGTTTGGTAAATTTATTAGGAGAATTCGTTCTCGCTTCTCATGGATATTTAATATGGTATTAGAGAAGCAATTGATACTCAAAGGTATATTAACACCTGAAGAGTTCGCAGAAATTAGAAATGATATTCGTTATGACTTTGTTAAAGATAATTATTTTGAAGAATTAAAAGAAGCTGAAATTCTAAGAGAAAGATTGAATACTCTTAGAGATGTTTCAGAATACACTGGTAAGTATTTCTCTCATCAGTGGATTACGAAAAATATTCTTCAAATGACTGAAGAAGAACAACAAGAAATGGAAGATGAAATTGCGGCTGAAAAGGAAGCAGGCGGTCATCAAGAGGACGAACCGTTTTAATAATATAAATAAAGGTAATATAGAAATTAAATTAGGGACTAAACATGAAAAATTTTAAAGATCTAGTTTCAGAAGTTGCCCAACCAAAGGCACCTGAAGAAAGACGCTTTAAGGATCAACATACGATTGAGTTAATCAAACATCCTGTTGCTCCTGACCATGTCTTCACAGGTGAGATTCCTGGCAAAGGAGAAGCAGCAAGGCCTGCTGACCAAAAAGGCGATGTAAATTACGATAAAGCGTATAAGAAACGTGTATCACAAACATTGCCTGATAGAGGTACAGGTGATGGCAAATCACAAGAGGAAGTTGAAGAATCAACAACACCTATTAGAAAATCAATTGTAGAGATTCTTGGAGTATCAAACAGCAAAGAAGTTAAAAAAGAAGAATTGGTAGCTTCTTGCGGTTGTGACGAATCTTGCGAACATTGTGGCGGAGAACATAAGGTTGAAGAAATTGGTAAAGAATGTTCTTGCTGCGGCAATGAAATTAAAGGTATGCAGGAAGGTAGTTGTTCAGATGATAAAGTATTAAAAGCAGAAAAGAAACCTGTTAAAAAAGCAGAAACAAAAGAAGCCGATGATACAGAAGCATCTAAAACTATTGAGCCTGAAGTTCAAAAGAAAAAAGTTTTAAAAGGTGAGGACAAACCAAAAACAAGTCCTACACAAGTTACCATTAAAGATTCAAATGGAAAAACAATTCAAATGACATTCAAAGAAATGTTAAATAAAGTTTCAACCGAGGAAGAATTGCTTGAAAGTCCCCAACAAGAAATTCCTATGATGTTGAAACAATTACATTTTATTTGTTATGCATCAGAAGAAATTCAATCCTATTTGAAAATGGAAGGACAAGATCCTGAAGAATGGTGGCAAAACAAATTAGCAGAAGTATTCTCAAATGTTAAATCTCTATATGCTTATGCAAAAGGAGATCAAATGGTTAATGCTAAACCTTTATCTGCTTCAAAGATTTTTACTAAAGCAGGTATGGCATACGAAAGTATCGAAGCGGGTTCTTTTACATTACAAAACAACGAAGTAATTGAAATTTCAGAAGAAGATGCAGATACTTTAAACAGAATGTTTGAAGAATTAACAGAAACAAACAAAAATGAAATGTACAGTGTATTCATTGCTGATGAAGCAGGATACAACGAAATTTTAGATTTTGCTAAAACAGTATAAGGAATATTAAAGATGCCGAGCATAGTTAAACCACTAAGTGTTCCAGTTAATATAACAAGTGGAGCAAATACAATTTTTGATGCTACTATTGCTTCGGTAACGAATACAGGTACAGTACCTGAATCTATTATTGTAGTAGAAACTGCAGGAGAAGTTTTTGTTAGTCCTGGTGCTACAATTTATGTTGAAAAGGAATCGTCTCATTCACTAACGGCTGCGGGAGCGGCCGCCGCGGTCTGGGCGACAAAGATAGCATATAGGGCATAAACTGATTATAAATAGTTTTTAATAGGGAATAGATATGAGATTAATAGCAGAATACACAGAAGATTTTGTAGAAGTAATTACTGAGCAAAAAGAAGACGGTAAAAAGAATTACTTTATCGAAGGAATCTTCATGCAAGGCGATATTAAAAATCGCAACGGAAGAATTTATCCAAGTGCTACTTTAGAAAGCGAAATGAATCGCTATGATAAAGAATTTATTCAAACTAAAAGAGCACTCGGAGAGTTAGGGCACCCTGATGGTCCACAAATCAACGGGGATCGCGTTTCGCATTTGATTACTGAAATGAAACGTGATGGCAACGATTTTTATGGTAAGGCAAAAATCTTATCAACACCGATGGGGGAAATCGTTAAAAGCCTATTAGACGAAGGAGTAAAGATCGGAGTTTCAACTCGAGGTCTTGGTTCGGTCAAGGCAGGTAGAGATGGAGTAATGGAAGTTCAAAAGGATTTCCATCTTTCTACTGTTGATATTGTCACTGACCCTTCAGCACCAAATGCATTCGTAAATGGTATCATGGAGAATGTAGAATATTACTACGATATTGCTTCTGGCAATTGGAAAGCCACTCAGGCTATCGAAAATATTGTTGAAGAAGTTGAAAAGAAAGTGAATAGAGTAGTAAGGACTATTGATGAAGCAACGGCAACAAGAATGTTTGAAACATTCGTTCGTTCTTTGAGAAATTAACTTTTTATAAATAAAAACAGTCAAGTTTATTATAATTAAATATTTGTAGATTTATAACAAATTTAAAGGAGAAAAATAATGGCAGACGAGAAAAACACATTCGTTGCTGATGATGGTATTTCTAGTGTACCTCAACCTGTGGCACCTGAGGGTGGCGAAGGCAAAAAGGACAAGCTGAAGAAAACAACTACTGACGAGCCAAAAGGCCCTGTAGATGCTAAGAAAGTAACACCTGAGCAAGGTAAAGCTGGAGAGCCAGTTCCTACAGCGGAAGAAGTTGAAACAACTGAAGAAGTCGAAACAATCGAAGAGGTTGTGGTGGAATCTTCAATTGCATCTATCATCGAAGGCGAAGATTTATCCGAAGAGTTCAAAGGCAAGATTAGTCTTGTATTTGAAGCCGCATTAAACGAAGAAGTAAATAAAAGAACTGAGACAATTCGTGAAGAATTAACTAAGTCTTTAGACGAAGCATTGAATGAAGCAGTAACTGAGAAATTAGATACTATTACTGAAAATGTTGATAAGTATTTAGACTACGTTGTTTCTGAATGGATGTCAGAAAATGAAATTGCTATCGAAGCTGGAATTAAAGTTGAAATGGCAGAATCATTAATGTCAGGTCTTAAGAACTTATTCGTAGAGCACAACGTATCAGTTGATGAAGAATCAGTTGACGTTGTAGCAAACTTAGAGACAACAGTTTCTGAATTGGAAGGTAAAGCAAATGATTTAGTAAACGAGAATATCGAATTACAAAAGCAAATTGCTACTTACAAAGCAGAACAAAAATTTGACGAACTTTCAGAAGGTTTATCTGAGAATCAGGTAGAAAGATTGAAAGTATTGTCTGAAAAGCTTGATATTGAAGATCTTGACGCTTATGCAGAAAATCTTCAAGTAATTAAGGAGTCATTCTTCTCTGACAAGCCTCTTGTTGAAAAGAAAGATGTTCAGGACGAAGATGACGAAATTATTCTAGAAGAACAGGAAGTAACTAAACCAACTTCTGATTACTCTTCTATTAATGCTCTTGTTGAAGCTTTCAACACTAGAAAAAAGAATAATTAATAAATTGGTTTTTAATTAAATTAATATTAATAAAGGAGATCCAAAATGGATAACTATTCAAGACTAGTGGAAAAGTGGGGGCCCATTCTCGAGCACGAATCTTTTTCACCAATTAGCGATTCTCATAGAAAAGCAGTAACTGCTACTATTCTTGAGAATACAGAAAGAGCACTTAAGGAAACTGGTGATCTATCTGCTAACATGACAAGCTTGCTTTCAGAAGCTCCTACTAATGACGTCGGTACAACCGGTGGATTTACAGGTGGTTCTGCTCCAGCTGGTCCTGGTGCAGGTTATGACCCAATCCTTATCTCATTAGTAAGAAGAGCCGTTCCTAACCTTATCGCTTATGATATCTGTGGTGTTCAGCCTATGACTGGTCCTACAGGTCTTATCTTCGCGATGAGAGCAAGATATGGTTCACAAGCTGGTGCTGAAGCTCTATTCAACGAAGCTGATACAGGCTTTGCTGGTACAGGAGCTCACGCTAATACATTACCAAATGCTAATACTCAGTTAATTACAACTGGTACTGGTATGACTACAGCTGCTGCTGAAGCCTTAGGTGATGGTCAAGGGACTAACTATGCTGAAATGGCCTTCTCAATTGAGAAAGTAACCGTTTCTGCTAAGACTCGTGCTTTGAAAGCAGAATACACAACTGAGCTTGCTCAGGACCTTAAAGCTGTTCATGGCTTGGATGCTGAAACAGAATTGGCTAACATTCTTCAAACTGAAATCTTAACTGAAATCAATAGAGAAGTTGTTAGAACAATTTATGCTGTTGCTGTTCCAGGCGCAACAGGTGCAGCTACACCGGGTACATTCGACTTAGACGTTGATGCAAACGGTAGATGGTCTGTTGAGAAGTTCAAAGGTCTTATGTTCCAAATCGAGCAAGAAGCTAACGCTATTGCTAAAGGAACAAGAAGAGGAAAAGGTAACGTTGTTATTTGTTCTTCTGACGTGGCTTCTGCATTACAAATGGCTGGTGTATTAGATTACACACCTGCTCTTAACTCAAATACTTTAGAAGTTGATGACACAGGCAATACTTTTGCTGGTGTTCTTAACGGTAGATTCAGAGTATATGTTGACCCATTCGCAGGTTCTAACTACATGGTAGTTGGTTACAAGGGTTCATCTGCATTTGATGCAGGTTTATTCTACTGCCCATACGTTCCTCTACAAATGGTACGTGCGGTTGGTGAGAACAGCTTCCAACCAAAAATTGGATTCAAGACACGTTACGGAATGGTCGCAAACCCATTCGCTCAAGGTGACGTTTCTAGCCAAGGCCTTGGTGCTCTTACAGCTGATCTTAACAGATACTACAGAAAAGTTATTGTTAGCAACTTATTCTAATCTTAGTATAAGAAGAGTTAGGTCAACTAACCACAAAAACGATTCTTCGGAATCATTGAGAAGGAACCTCCGGGTTCCTTCTTTTTTTGTCTTAAGAAATTAGTTGTACCAATCGAGGAGAATTTTTCCCATTACATTGATTAATGCAAAGGAGGAAATAACGATACCGATTATGTTGAGTATCTTTAATTGTTTCATTTCAGAAAAAATAAATCTATCAGTTGCCATTCTATCAAGTATACTTATTTGATGTAATTTTGGAACGCTAACACCATCAACCTTTTCTTGATATAAAAATCCTGTCTTTTTACCAAATACAAAATTAGATATTATTTTACTTCCTTCATTTTTTATTACATTCATAACAGCTTGCATTTGATTTGGAAGTCTATGAGCAATTGATAGATCCATAAAGAATGGGATTTCTGCATTAATAGCAACAACAACATGAGTACTTACTTTAGTATGAGAATTTTTTTCCCAAGATACATCATGTCCGACCATATGAGTAGTGCCGTCTTCTTGATCTACGATACTTAATTTAACTTCTAACAATGATGCTGAAAGACCATTTTGTTTACATAGATTTAGACAAATATCGGAAACACTGATACAATATCCTTCACCCATTTTGGTGACACCGGATTCAATTAAATCTTTTACGATATTAAAAGCAACTTTCCATTCTTCTTGTTGGGTGACAGGATTGTCTTTTGGATGGATGATTGTTAAACCAGCTTTATATTGATTACCACTTTCGGTATTCAAACCGAACTTAATTGAAGGTATACCTTTCATAATAAACTAACTCCTTTAATGATATACGGGGTTTCATGGCTAGGAACTAGTCGTGATTAGCGCGTTTAATTTATTTATATTTTTTACTGAAATATGATCTTAACAAAAAGATTCTTGTATAGGCAACGACAGTCATCACCAGGGTCACCATAGTACCCAATATTATTGGATCTGTAATATTGAATCTCTCAATGTAAACATACAATAGAAAGAGATTTAGGGGGTAATTAATGACCAATCCAGTTGCTATTTGAGTCGCGGTCTCTTTATGTATTCTTTTCGTTTCTTTTTTCACAAATACCTTCCTATTAATTGTATCATCTCTTTCATAATCTGGTAGCCCGTAGGAGAATCGAACTCCTGTTGCATGGATGAAAACCATGTGTCCTAACCACTAGACGAACGGGCCGAATAAAAAACGGCGGACCTTCCATATACGCCTATCAAAGGTATGACAAGATCCGCCTAGGTATTGAACTTCAGTGTCACAATCGTCATTTGGTCTTACTGCCTTTCTAAAGGACCTGATGACTACTCAGGGATTTCAAACTACCTTAGTGATTGGAAATATTGTGTTAACGCAATTCGTTAAATAATGTGGAATTGTTAATCGTAATATTCCAATCTAAAAAACTTAGAAATTCGCGGGTACCTGTCTCGGATTTACCTGATACTTGTTAACTTCAGTCTCGAGAGTAGCAAACTACTCCTATACCTAAAGAAGAAAGATCCTGAACTGCCGTTCTGTGTTGTTTAGGTTGCGACCTAAACCTATCTCGTTCTCAGTACGCGGCTCCTAGCCGACTATAGCATCGAGCGTTTCTTCATGCTCGGACAGGGTTTCCTACCCGCTCTATTGATTCGCAATTTAACCATGTGTTTAACCGATTCCTCGGTCTCAGGCGAACCTGAGGCTGGTTATTTGACCTATTGTTATGAGCCTTTGGATTGATAAAGTCCTCTTCTCGACTCAAGGTATCTACTCACCGGATCATAGAATCGCGAATTCTATTTTCTCTTTCGCGGTGGGGCCTTTCCCTCAATATACAACTATTATACTATAGTTCTTTATGAATGTCAATAGTTTTTATGAAAAAAGTTTAATTATTTTTAGAGTACATATATTCCATAAAAGCAGCAGCATCATGATCTATTCTAGAATCAATTGCTTCAACAATGCAAGGTACTCCTTGAGCATCCATCTTTTTTACAAGATTCATTGCATGTCTTGCTCTCATTATACCTTGGTCAATGAATTCCATTGTCTGGGTATTAATTATATGAACATTAAATAACGTGAAATCTGTAATCATACTTCTGCTATAGAACGCGTATGAATTACTGTAGATTGTAAACGACCATACTTGTCGTATGTCCAAACGGTTTCTTGTTGCTTGTCGTCGTTTATTTTAATAGTTGTTTTAACTGTGCGAGTATCATACTCTATTTTTGGAAAATAGTTTGTATATGATACTGGAGAGGTTGCCGAAATTTCCACTTATTCATCCTCATAATATTTTAGCATTTTAATATCGTCACCAGTACCGGATGTTTTAATAAATCCCATATCAATTAAGGTATCTATTGTTTCTTTGGTTATTTTTTTAGAATGTTCTAATGATACAGGTTCGTTTTTTCCAAAATAATAACCTAATACAGTAAAGATAGCTGCAGTAACCCAAAACATCCAATAATCCATGTTATTCTCCATGTCTTGCTAATACGGCATCAATAATTTTATCTTGTACTGTTCGTGAATCATCATCATCAAGATTATCAATGTGAGGAATTGCGTCTTCATCTTCAGTCACAATAAATCCATAATCAATTGCCATTTCATACAACTGATCTTCAGTCATATTTTTAAGACAAGCAATTAAAAGGTCATCTTTATCAATAAACTTTTTCCTCGCGTCATGAAGTAGCTGTTCTGCTAATGGTGACATTAAAATTTCTCCTTATATTACTAATTATAATTTAGGCAACTTCTGTTGCATTCCACCATTCAGGAATATCTCGATTTGACCAAGTCATACTAAAGCGTGTTTGCTTTGTATGATAAAATGCACGGTAAGATTTTACCGCATCTTCAAACATGCATTCTGGATTTGATTTCATCGCAAGTTTGAATGGTGTTCTTTTATTTGACCTACTCATATTTGTAGGCGGAGTTTTTAATGCTTGTCTTAGTTTTGTATCGGTTGCATGTACTTTTTTATACCTATGAGTATATTCATCACACAACGCAATAAAGTGTTTATAGTGCCAATTGTAGTTGGCGGTATTTTCTCTTGTCCATATAGTACATGGATGATTGTGATGACATGCCTTGTATAGAATATCTTCTTTTTCACCAGGCAGTTCAAAATATTTTACCATTGTTTTACCAGACTTAGATGGCTTTCTTGTTTCATAACCATCAATCATACGATGAGTTGTTGAAAGCATTTGTGCAGATTCAACAATCATCTTAACAACATGTTTATCGCACTGTGATTGAGCAGCGATAACAGGGTCTTCGTCTAAAATAAACAAATTCATACTGTATATTATATCACAAGTTTAACTAAATGTCAACTAAAATTTTAAAGAAATTACTGTGAGATCTTTTGGTTCTTTTTCAGTTCCAATATACAATCCTTCAGGATAATTCCAATAAACAAAGCTACTATACCATCCTAGCATACTTGCATAGGACATAACAGCTGGAGCCAACCAGGACTCAATACTGATATAGGCTTCGTTTAATCCAACGCCTTTAATGTTGGACACAATACTTTTAAGTAGAGAATAATTCATAATTCCTCCAAAGTAAATACAATTATATACCAATTCACAACGAATGTCAATAGATATATATTTAAGCTTTGTGCTGTTCTATTTTCTCTCTAAATAATGCTATAGCATGTTCTAAACCAGCAACTATTTTTTCAAGTTCTTCTGCATCACCCGGTGCGATAGTGTCGTTATAAATAGGAATGCGGTAGTATCCAATAGTGCGTTCAACAATCTCTTCCCAACTTTCAACATCTTGAAAGTTTGGTTCACACGAACCTTCACCTATAAACAATGTCCGCTTAATGCCGGCAGGCTCTACATCAGTATACATATCAATTTCAAGTTCTGCTTTCATCATTCATCTCTTTTTTAGGAGGAGTCCACCCAAGTTTCATCAACTCGTCATGAAGTGATTGTTCGTCTGTATAGGCTTCCTCTAGAGCAGATACCATGTAAGAAACATCTTCAGGTTTCAACTTACCGCCATTGACCACATGGTGATATAAACGTCTCGCTTGTGCTAGTATGGCTTGGTTCACCACTCGATCTCCATCCAATTAGTATCTTCAGGCAATAATACAAATTGATCTTCAAATCCTTCCATACCTTTCATTTGGTTCCATACACCAGCGTTGTTCATACGTAGACCATAGGTTTTTTTATGGCATATATAGCAACTACCTGACTCACCCCAAAACTTCAAATGGTCGCCTTCTTCGGTTACTTTGGTGATACCACTGTTCATACGCCAACTATCACCTGAAAGATAACCGCCTGACCATCCTGCTAATACTTTATAAAATCCACGGTCAAGTTTACCATCTTTGATTTTTACAACAACCCAGTTATCAGGGAAATAGTTTTGCTCACTCATTGTCAGCCTCTGCACATTTAGAACTACACCAAAGCACAGTAGGACAGTCGATAACAACCTTAAACTGTTTACCGCAATATTTACACTTCCTCATCATGCTCATGCTTCTTTCGTAAGGTATATCCAATATATTCACCGTGTTCTTCACACAATAGAGTTTCTTCCCAAATTAACTCATCATCTTCGCCCCAACCCACTTGCACTAATAGTTCATCAGGAATAGGTAGAATCAGTTCTCCAGTCTTTGGGTCCTCTTCAAGTCTAACTATATATTTAGTCATTACGAATTCACCAATCCTTTTTCAATATAGTGGTCACGCAATTCAAGATACGCCTTCATAACACCATCAGGCAGTTGTTCCATATATTCTTCAACTGCCCAGTAAATGGCACTAGCTAAATTACGGCTCAAATTAATTTCCGTATTAGTACCTTCAGGGTGATTCTCTGTTTTCATACTCATATCCTAAATGTTCGCCTGGAGAAAAATGATAGCCCATTGCTTTCATAAAAGTTTCTAACACTCCAACCATATCATCACGACTCAAATCTTTTTCCATTACATCAATCGTTATTCGTGTATTGATTGAACTTTTATCTTCGTATGGATTACATATTAGTGTAACATACGGTTTGTCTGTTGCTAATTTTACATCAAACATTATTTAACCTTTAACAATATATTGGTAGGACTGGGTGGAATTGAACCACCGACCTCCCGCTTATAAGACGGATGCTCTAACCTCTGAGCTACAGTCCCAATGATAATCAGTAGTATAATATACATTCTTCAAACCAAAATTTACTATTGCTCGTCGGCAGCCTTTACAAGGTTTAGCAAGTCCATATACCCAATTCTTGGAATTAGACCAAGGACGCTTTACCCTTACAACATACATATCACATTTTGTTAATTGACTAGGCGTGATTAACCTTAGTGCATTTTTGATTGCATCAATTTCTGCATGCAAACAAATGCTATCTTGATTTTGTCCCCACTGTGCCATAAGAGGATGTGTCTTGTAACTATTGACACCAGTAGAAACCAAATTGTTTTTATATACAATACCAGCACCGAATTTAAATTGCTTATTCCTAATGCCAGGATTGTCAATTGCTAACCGTGTTAGCATTTCCACAATTTTACTATTCATACTTAATCTCTGTTAGAATAGTTTTTGAATTGGTGCCTCGAGTCGGAATCGAACCGACAAGCCCGAAGGCGAGGGATTTTAAGTCCCTTGTGTTTACCTATTTCACCACCGAGGCGGTAGAAAAAGAAAAGCCCATCAGACGACAGGCTCTCCTAGGTGGACAGAACGTCCTATGAAGCCTTTAGCAAGGTTGCAGCAACCCTCCAAATACCTTGGTCGGTTGAAACCTTAATGTTCTTTTGCATGACCTTCTCGACAACTCCTGAGATCTTTTCACCAGACCTACTTATAAAATATACAGAGTCTCCTTTCGAGAAGTTTCCTGTTGCCATGGTAGCAACATTGGTTTGTGCTTGCTTAAACAAAGCAGCAACAGTTCGAAAATCTCCGCCTTCCATTTTGGAGAACAGAGTATTGATTTGTGCGATTTCAGATTTAGTTAACATAATATAATTTCCTTTTCCATTTCAATTTATACAATAATTATAACACATAGTTCAGAGAATGTCAATAGTTTTTTTAAAATTTTCCTAAACTTTTTTCTCCGTTTTCCAACCGATCATTGCAGTAAGTAGCAAAGGTATAGATCGGTCGGCCATCGTAAAGACGAATACCATCAAGATGCAGTTCTTCGTCTTCCTTTTCAAGCTCAATAACGTGAGCTTCATGTTTACGCTTGTAGGAAGCATATACCATGATATCTTTCATCTTGGCCAATTCAGCCCATAACCGACGACCTCCTCCAGATTGCATGGTACCAGCCTGGAGGATAATACCTAATTTTTTCATCAGGTATCGGTACAGCATTGGTGCAATACCATGTCCCTGATACCGATGGTCAATCCGCATCAGATCTACATGATAAGCGCCTTTACAATAATCGTCAGACAATGTCAGTTCGGCGATAGTTTGACGAGATTTGGTATTTTTGGATTTCAGCCTGCGATATACATATACGCAAAACCAATCATCCTGACCAATATCACCTTCAACGTATACATCCATTCCACGAAAACTGCCGATACGTTTACCTTCCGGTATTCGCGATGGCAATACGATCCTTTTAGCCATTTCGATTCGACGCAATTGGTATTCCTGTTTCCTCAATTTATAGTATAATTATATACACTATTGCTGGTAAAGTCAATAGTCCATGGAAAACTTTTTTCCTTTATAAATCAAACACTTATACCTTACGAGTATAAGTTATTGATTTTATTGGGAATTTTGTTTAGTACTTTTTGTTCTAAAACTGACGTTTTTATTCCTCCAGATTCTCCCTCTGGCAAGCCAATTTCTCTCCAATGGTAATAATCGTCAGTATGTCCAGAGTCCTCCAGAATGATGCTACAGAGGACCAATAATTTCATCCAGTATGGACAGTTTGTATAAATAACGGTATGGAAGAAATATTCAAGCTAATATCTGAGGTTGGCTTGCCTATTGCCGGTGCTATGATAATGGGCTTTTTTATATTTGTTATCATAAGGCAAATATTTGACGGCATTGTGGATAGTATCGGTACATTAACCATGTTTTGTGAAAGCCTTGAAAATAGAGCAAGAACCATGTCAAATGAGATGATTAAAATAGATCTTTTAGTTAGTAGTGCATTAGGTTTAAATCCTGATATTGAACGAGTTGCTCGTTCTGAAAATTTTGTTGAAGACGGAAAGGTCGACGTAAGAAGAGATTAAAATGGATATAGCAAATTTAGTACAGGAATATGGATTTCCTGTCGTGATGGTTGTAGGTTTAGGTTATTTTGTTTATTGGATTTGGAATTATATAAATGAGAAGCTGCAGCCTCAAATTGATAAACAGCATATGGCACTTATAAGATTAATTGACCGTATGAGAATGTTAGATCAAGACCTTATTCGTTTACAGCAAAAGGTAGATGTAGTATTAAAGTACAGAGAAGTCGAGGAATTAAAAAAGAAAGGTGAAGAAGAGAATGGAAACAAATGATAAAGGTTTGCTTACTATTGGTTGGATAATACTTATTACATATCTTTTACTTGCAGCAGGCAAGGCATACGGTGAACCTATAGTACAAAAATTTAAAAATCCATCTTTTAGTGGAATTGGAACTGGTGCTCATTATTTAACTATTGAGAACCAAGAATTTAGTAGAAAGAAACAAATTGAAGATGCAATGGAAGCTGCAAGAAAGGCAGCAGAACGAGAAGCAGATAATACAATTTTAGCAAAGTTTATAAGAAATCTTGAAAGCAGGATTTATGCTCAATTAGCAAAACAGTTAGTAGACAATA